CCACTATATCAACCACAATCGGATTATCGTGCCGGGTTCTCAAGATACGCCCCACTGATTGTGTAATATCCGTCTTAGGCGTCACCATGACCAGGGTCGACAGTGTTTTTATATCGAGTGCCTCCGCCGCCATCGCATACGTCGCCAATACAATCTGTTTCGACTCCGTTTCCGTTAAATCCCGCTGTTTCATTCCACCCACGTAGAATCCCGCCGCGGCGAAGCCGCAGTAAGTAATCGCCTCATACAAATAGGTCAATAACGACCTATTGTGAGCCAATATCATAATCTGACTATCGGGGGATTCTGCGACTAAATCGGCCACAACTCGGACGATAAAATCGCATCGGGGCCCGAAAGCACACAGTTTGGTAATCATAGAGCTGTATAGTGTATTACCGCGGAAATCGAGTATGGGCTCTAAGAAATCGGCGTCGCCACTTACATATTCGATGGCTCTTACTGAAACGACGTCTTCGTCTTTGCGCGATTCCGTGTATATTTTTGGTCCGATAAACATATACAAAATCTTGGTCAAACCGTCCTTCCGCTCGACTGTCGCGGATAGACCCAACATGCAGGGCGTCACTATTCTCAAGAGTGTCTTGGAAAACTGCTCACTGCCTATACGATGTACTTCGTCAATCAGGGTAAGACCGAAGGGGTCGAATGCACCTGGCTCGAATTCTCGGTCGTACAAACTCTGTAACATACCTATAACAATGTCTTTGCCTGCGACGTCGAATGTGGTGCCCTGGATTTTTCCGATTTTCGCCGTGGGGAGGAATTCTTGGATACGCTCTATCCACTGGTTCATGAGAAACTCTTTGTGCACGATAATGAGGGTTTTCTTTCCTAATAAGGAGATGATTTTGAGACCCATTACGGTCTTCCCTCTGCCGCATGGCACTTCGAGAATACCACCGCCTAAAGATGCCTTGGCATCTAAGGCTTTGTCTAAAGGTTTACCTAAGGCTTGCCCTAAAGGTTTACCTAAGGCTTGTCCTAAAGATGCCTTGGCATCTAAGGCTTTGTCTAAAGATGCTTTGGCATCTAAGGCTTTGTCTAAAGATGCCTTGGCATCTAAGGCTTGACCTAAAGGTTTACCTAAGGCTTTGTCTAAAGATGCCTTGGCATCTAAATTCGATACATGATTCATATAAATCCCCACAATATTGTCTTGGTAATCGCGCAGCGATTTCTCAAAAGCAACGTCAATCGATTCCCCTAAATTATCCACCTCCGATTTCGCAGGGGGTCCATATCGGTCGATTCCGTAAAATCGCGGAATGTATATTTTCTTAGTATTTTCGCGATAAACGGGGAACGCGGCTTCAGCCGCCGCTGCCGCGGCGGCCGGACCAAACGCCGAAGGTTTGCAATATAAATCTTTATATAGGAAATCCAAATCGTCTTTTACTAAGAATTCCTTGGGAATAGTATATCCCTTTTTCCCTAAATGTGAATGGGCCCTAATCGTGGCGCGATATTCGTCCGTCATAAATGTGGTCGGCTCTAATAAAACGCCCCCCATCTTCCCCTTTTTATTGGGTTGATAGGGAAACCGTTTAGCAAAGAAATTCTTAGTATTTTTCGACATGGTTGTTATAAAGTATGTACCGAACCGTTTATTCAATTTTACATATACATAAAATTGAACCCATTTATAGAAATAACCCCCACCAATAACACAAACATTCCCATGGACACCACCAATAAACAAGAATTCGTATTCCGACTTATGGTCGAAATCGCCAATTATCGCCTAAATAAAACCCCCATGGAATTGGACAATATCGACGGCGACCATTTAGAAGCATTTCAACATTTCAATATAGCCGCATCCGAGAATGAGCCCGCGACGGAGGACTGGATATGCCAATACAATGAATTTATCCGACCATTGGTATGTGCAAAACCGCCTAAACTGGTCCGACTCTACGCCGAGAGCTGGTATTGGCGGGACAATATAATAGATTATTTATGGGATAATCGATATAATCTGTTCCGACCACGACTGCGTCACTCGAGCGACAAAAATACACACACTATGACATTGGTGATTTTGAAGGCGGTTTCCTATATGGACGACCGTAATCGCGCGATGCAATCGCGCGACTGCATTATTACACGGGGGCAATATGTGGGCCTGGGCAACTTCGAAAAAGCGGCGAAGGAAATTGCCCAACATTTCTTCGCCGAAACGACCCCGTCTTATCTATATCAATACCTCATTTGGCAATTATCAAAACCGGCGGAACCCCCCCTCGAAGAAACGGTCAAGACCCCCTATGAAATCGCGTATCAGACTACATTGGCCAACACTATATGGCAAAATCGACATCTATTCATCACGGTTGAGCCAAGTCACCTCATCGAAGAAATGATGACCCAGTATCCCCAATACAACACAATTCCACCAATAGACAAAAGGGGGATTTTAGCCTATTTACATCCCGAATTGGTCGAAAAATAAAGTATTCACACCCCCACTAAATATGGAAAATATGTTTTTATATGATATATATTAAATGAAACTCAACGATTTGGTAAAATCGGTTTCTCCTTTGGAAGCTATATTATTCATTGTTTTCATATTGTATCTAGTTGTACCTGTCCAGTTGCCCGACTTAGTACGTCGGTACGTCGATTCGCCCATTAGTATTATTGTCCTCTTCTGTTCCGTCGTCTATCTCTTTTTATATACCAATCCAGCTTTAGGCATATTGGCCATTTTTGTTGTATATGAATTGCTGCGGCGAAGCGTGGAGCCCTCGCCCAAGGCGGCGTATGTGCAATACACCGCCCCCGCGGCTAAGCGTGAGGCGGATTTGCGCGAAATGAATCCCGCCCAACCCGCCACTTTAGAAGAAGATGTGGTGGCGTCCATGGCGCCAATTGGGCGCAGTGACCCCATCAACTTCGTCGACAGCAGTTTCAAGCCCGTATCGGACAATATTCACAATGCTTTTGCAGTGAGACAGTAAACTACATCAGTTGTAGTCGGCAAGTAGGACAATTAGTATTATAATTTAGGGATGTATTCAGACAGGAGGCGTGATACACATGACCACACCGTGTGACCGTGATGTCGATTAACTGCAATTCCCTAAAACAAATGACGCAATTTTCGCCTAAATGGGACAAAAATTGCTCCGGGGTCATTGGTGGACATACGGGGGTCGACAATGGCGGTATTATATCGGGTTCTTCGCCGTCGACTTCGAAGTCGTTGTCGAGGTCCATCGGCTCAGGTAAGCCATAATCGTCTTCTTCGCGATTGTTGTATATGGGGTCTATGTCGACATGTGCTTCAATATCATTGTCCCCTACGGCATCATTTATCATTGCCGAATTATTTATGATTCGATTTATGGCGTTGACAATATCCAAATAATAAGTATCGTAATTTTCTCTATAATCATGGTCGTTGTAAAATCCGACCGTATTTCTTAGGAAATCAACGTCGTCATTCAATATATATTGTATCGTATTGGGGCGATTCATTTCTGCCATTAATAACAAATATAGTAAGATGTTTATATTTGTTATGACTACAAATATACCGCAACATAACGGTTCATATTGCGCGCCCCCATCGCCTTTTTCAGAATCGACATTCGGCGCAAGAAATCATAGGCGAATTGCGGATTCTCCCGTTTCAGTGTGTGGACCAAGAATTTGAGACGGACGGTGCATTCATCCACGGTGTAAAATTCTTTGTATTGTTCCCGCATTTCGGGCGTCCAACTGGTAATACCCGTCATATATCGACTCCGACATATACTCCGGAGTAGCCCCTTCTTAGTATATTGCCCAAATTGATTCAATAGACTCATCGGATTCCATCGTTTTTCTAAGATTTGGGTCCGGGTGTCATACATAATATAGGAGGCAATATGGTCCATTATTTCGCGGGGCATCCGTTTAGCCAAATGCTTGAGATTGAGTATATAAGCGGGTTTCGGTGGCGGAACAATCGGTTTTACCGGCATCATGGCCGTCTTCATGACAGTAGTATTCATATCGGATAAATAGAGTTTGCCCGCGGCGTTCTTTTTCAGCAACGCCTGATAATGCGCCTGATATTTCTTGCGAAAATCGACGCTTTTTTGCTCGCGATTCGTTTTCGCCGTTTCATACAACTGTTTAGCCAAACGGTAGGTTTCTTGGGCTTGTTCGCGAACTCGCATTGCCTCTTGGAATTCCCGGCGGGCCTCGCTCGCTTCCTCTCGCTGCTGTTGTTCAAGTGCATGCACGGTGATGAAGGCATTTTTGAGACGTTCCGAACGCGTGGGCATTTATTGTATAGCGATATAAAATCGTATGTGAACGAACGAACGAAGGTTTATTATTTGAAATGTCGCAGTCCCCAGACCCAACACCATAAATAAACGATATAGGCCAAATACAATAAATATAGGTATTCGAAATAACAATGCGCGACCGAATGTATCGTATTACGGTTGAGTAACCAATAGCCCATAGTGACGACGATGAATCCCGTTGCCGCCCATTTAGGCATTATATTGGTCCGGCGATTTACTAAGAAAACGGATACACACGTAAGACCCACGCATACTGCGAAGAAAATGGCCACCATGAATTTATGGTGGCCGAAGAAGTAGTCTAAATCGCTTATTGGTTTAGGAATAATATAGTCATCGGATTCCGTCATAGAGGGGTTTATATAGTACTGAGATGCAAAACAGGCACTGTCGAAAAAGACCCACGAAAAACAGGCCAGCAATATAAACATAATATAAGCCATGTCTAAGATGAAATCGCCCCGTATAACGAATGCATATAGCGATACAAACATTATCGCGATTATTTGTAAACCGCCGATGATTTTATCTATCATTCCGGTTTTTGGTTGATATATATAACACTAAATGTTTTTCGGCTGCATTTATGCAGTCGGTTGTAAATTACAATTGTATTACAGGAGTCTATAATACAATTCATAGACGGGGACTATTTAGTACAAATATCCCCCTCTAGTTCGGCGCGTGGCTTTCTTCTTCGGCTTTTTCCGATGTATGGTTCGCCTCTTTGAGAACATATAATTGTGTCGGTTTAAAAAATATCGAATCATCACTAACGTGGACGAAGATTTTTTTGCGTTCGAAAGTCGCCTGTTTCCATGAAACATCGAACCAGGCCCCCAAATCCAATAATTCTTTACTAATTACTATAGAATATCTTTGGAACTTGCCCAATGAGACGAATTCGTGTTCGACTATTTCGAAATATTCCACCTCTTTTTTCAAATTTTGATATTCGTCTAGGGGGACCTTTTCAAACCTATCCATAGTGAGCAAATCCTTCACTTTTGCTAAGATACTGTTCATCTTATTTTTTATCTTGTCTTTACTACCGGGTATAAAAAAGGTGGTTTCGGACAATTGTCGTGCGAGTTCTTCGACTGATTCGAGGACCTGTTCGCGCTTAACAGATAATATGAATTCCACCTCTGGTAAAGTCAACTGGTTAATGTTGTTATACAACGAGTTGACGGTATTTATAATACCCGTTTTTGCATTTCCCCCCCCCCCTCTAGTGCGGCGCGTGGCTTTCTTCTTCGGCTTTTTCCGATGTACGGTCCGTCTCTTTTTCGGGGCCGGACTGGGTGTCTTACCCGGCGTTTTCGAGTATAGTTTTACCCTGGATGCCACGATATTTTTGATGTCGGGTTTGGGCGACGATTCTTTGGTATGGTCGGATGATTTAGGCAATCCCCGTTTTCCTAAGATGTCCGCGGGATTGTATTTTAGGAACCATTCGTCGTATTCGCGCGTCCCCTTTTTGTCTTTCAACTCTTTGAACATATCGGATTTTTTCGCCCGAATATCGTCCAATGTCTCCTGTTTTCCATAACAATCGGTGGAAAAGCGTTTCAATACCCCCTTTTGTGCTAAACGGTTCTTCTGTTGTATGTCGAAGAGGAACATGGACATGCAGAGAATACGGTCGCGCTGATAATACGGTTTATCGACGTAATAAAAGGCCAGATAATAGGTGAGCATGGTGTCAATTGCCGCAATTTTCACCTCTTTGTCCTGGACTATGACCTTGTTATAACTGACACAGCCAAATGGTTTGTATATGAAGGCAATCGTTTCCGGTCCCACGCGGATTTCCAAGTTATAGGGGATGATTTCACCCACTGCATCGTGCTGTATGACACTGACATCGGCTATACCGATGCTCGTGAGTTGCTCGACGACAATGGTGGCGGTCTTCTCCGGCTCTTCCGATAAAACGTCGAAATCGGGGATTTTAGCGAGTTTCTTTTTCCGGTCTTTAGGCATATATTTTGCGTATAAGCTATTGGCAAATCCGCCGAAAAAGACGACGCCGATGTCGATGAATGTATCGCGGACCTTTAGGTATATTTTCTCCGAATCGTATTTGGCCGTTTCCATCTTTCTTTGAAAATCGACGGTACTGCATTTCGTCTTGTCCGTGGTAAACGGATAATGGGTATTTAGGAGAGTTAGACGCTTCAGCACCTTTTCCCATCGCGAAACGTCGCCCGCGGGTCGCGACAGCTCCAAGAACATGTTCATTCTTAGGAAATTGGGCGGGGCGTATTTAATACCGGCAATCGTAACCGCCTCTTTTTTGACCGATTCGAAAAGAGGTTTAGGCAAAAGTGTAATATCGGCCATGGGAATGAAATTGACAAAGACTTTGAAGGTCCCGAAATGGGACCCCGCTTTTGCCTCGACGTCCTCGTAACCCAGTTTATAGAAAATATCGGCGAGTTCCTTTGCATCTTCGAGCGGGGTCGACGAATAGAAATCATAATCGGGGATTTCGACTTCGCGATTATAGAATTGGGCGGTTTTAGGCAAAATATTGTTGATGGCGGTTCCACCATAACAGACGAGTTTTTTCCGAATGAGGAAATCCTCGACGACGCCAATCATTTTATTTATTTCGGGACCATTGACCTTGCCCTGATTCGCGATTTCTTCGCTCATATCGACCTGATGGCGCAGAATGGCCAGCTCACAATCTTGGAAAGTCATATCATTATCACACAATTCGGTATTAAACTTGTGACTCTTAGTCGACATCTATATAGTATAGGAATATTATTTGACAGAATATTTTGGAATCTATTTACTATTACTAGTATTGCCGCCCATACCCGTAATCTCATCAAACAGACTACCGGAGGTACTAGTATCGCCAGTACCATTAGCACTAGTATAGCCAGTACCATCGCCAGTACCATTGCCAGTAATATAGCCAATATTCGACGATAGTTCAGCCAATGTATTTGATTCGGGTGGTGTGACCGGGCTATTATTGAGATAATTTATTACGCGAGCCATCGGCGCAACCGCGAATTTAACCCCGCTAAATACAGTTTCGATTTCACTAAGACCGGCATCATTTCGACTATATTGATATAGTATTGTATTTACACCGTAATTCAAGAAAAAGGGCGTGGGGTCGGGATTGTTCGAATTACCGGCTTTCACCTGCGGAATAGCCTCAGTCAGACCCTGATTTACAAAGGTGGTAGTGAGACCGTCGTCATTGATGCTGGGCGGCGTCGTACGCATATCCAATAGATGTCCATAATTGTATGTTCTTAGTGTCTGACTACCGGCCACTATATTGACATATTTAGATAGATTATAGCAATCATTGGCACCAGGGTCGCATGCGGGGTATTTGGCATAATCGGGGGCGACCGTTTTGTCAATGACCAAGACAATTTTCCCCATTAATTCGCTCATGGGGGTACTGGCCGTCACTGGACCATTGAACAATAGATTACTATTGGCGAAATTATTGGCAATGGCCATAGCGACGAGACGATATATATCATTATTATTGGACTTGATACGTAACTGGACGAAAAGGGGGTCGGCCGGATTCGGACAGGGTGTCGAAAACCCGGATGTGGCTAAAGTGGCTAAAATCCCCGTATTACCGTCTAAATGAATGACATTACTGGGATTGACTAAATGCGCAGAGTCGGTGGAAACCGAAACGACCACCGTGCCGTTCACTAAAAAGACCTCGAAATCTAAGAATCGACAACCGCGCGATAATACGTATTTGAGCGCAGGAAGGGTGACCAAGGTTCCACTACAGGCGGAATTATACGACCCCTTTATCGCATATTGTCCGAGGGGATAATTGCTCGTCGTACTCACTACTCCCGGTGGACTAGACATCTGCATTTGCGCAAGTTCGGATGCGGGAGTGGGCGTCAGAGTGAAGCTAAAGCCCTCGACCAAACCCGGCGATTCGGTAATAGACTGGGGGGACAATCCATATCTTTGTAAAACGCGATAAAATATGTAAAATAATAAAACGAAAACGATTCCTATAGTGAACAATCGAATCCAATGCATATAATATAACTGAGTATAAAATAAGATAAAATGTAACACTATATAGTATATTATTATTATGGCCGGCGGATTGCTCAATATTATTAGTGAAGGAAGCGCCAATGTCATGTTGACCGGAAATCCGTCGAAAACGTTTTTCACGGTCACCTATTCTAAATATACTAATTTCGGTCTTCAGAAGTTCCGGCTGGATTATGAGGGGTCGCGCGATTTGAGACCGACCGAAGAATCCGTATTTACATTCAAAATGAAACGTTACGCCGATTTGCTGATGGACACGTATTTGGTCGTTACTCTGCCGGATATATGGAGTCCGATATATCACCCCTGTCCGGAAAATAATTATACCTGGGCGCCATATGAGTTTAGATGGATTCGCAATATAGGTGCCAATATGATTAAATGGATAGAAATCAGCTGTGGGTCGCAAACCCTTCAGCGATATAGTGGCGAATATTTAGCCGCAATGGTAGAGCGCGATTTCAACAGCGACAAGAAGGACCTGTTTAATCGTATGTCGGGTAATACGAATTATTTCTATGACCCCGCTAATACGTCGAACAGGGCAAATGCTTATCCGTCGGCTTTTTATAGTGGTGCGGTGGCGGGCGAGGAGCCGTCCATTCGCGGTCAGACTCTCTATATACCGATTAATACGTGGTTCACTTTGGACAGTCGGTGCGCATTCCCCCTAATATCACTCCAATACAATGAATTGATTATTACCGTGACTATGCGGTCGACGCAAGAACTCTTCCAAGTCCGCGACGTGTTCGACTATACGAATTTATATCCCTATGTCGCCCCCGATTATAATTTAGAGCGAATGAAGTTGTATCGGTTTCTACAGACGCCGCCCGCGGCCAATATATCACAGGGGGCATATGTGAATACGACGATGACGTGGAATGCGGACATACACCTCATGTCGACCTATTGTTTCTTGTCGAACGATGAATCGAAGTTGTTTGCGGCCAAGGACCAGGTCTATTTAGTCAAAGACGTTTTCCAATACGATTTCTTGAATGTGACCGGAAGTAGTCGCGTCAAGCTGAATTCGAACGGTATGATTACGAATTGGATGTGGTATTTGCGCCGGAATGATGTCAATTTGCGGAACGAATGGAGTAATTATACAAATTGGCCATATCTGTCACAACCACAGGACGTTGTTCCTGCGCCGAGTTATTTGCCCGAGGGTCAGACCAATATTAAGCTTTCCAATGGCTCGACTGTTACGACGGGACCCATTATTCAGCCCGTTTCCGGGTATAACACGGGGTACTATATCACGGGGGCATATTCTTCGGATAATCATAAGGACATCTTAGAAACCATGGGTATTTTACTGGACGGGGATTATCGCGAAAATGTGCAAACGCGGGGTATATTCGATTATATAGAGAAATACGTGAGAACGAATGGCTCCGCCAAAGACGGACTCTATTGTTACAATTTCTGCCTAAATACGAGTCCATTTGAATATCAGCCATCGGGGGCAATTAATCTGAGCCGATTCAAGAATATTGAGCTAGAGGTGACGACCTATATGCCGACAATTGACAGCTCGGGCGCCTATTTCAATGTGATATGTGGTACGGATGGGACACCTATAGGTGTCTCGGTAAAACCGTCCTGGATGTTATATGAATACAATTACGATATGACACTTTTCGAAGAGAGATACAATATATTGTCGTTTATTGGGGGGAATTGCGGCATGTTATATGCGCGATAAACACCTGCTTATTTTGGGTATAATACAAAATCGGAGAGAATATATATGACTAGACGGAAGGCAGTGGCGGCGATGCATAAACGGGATTGGTTTCACCGATATATCACAACTAATTGTTTCTTTGTATTGGGTTGTTTAGATGGATGTATTATAGGATGTTTATATGGGTGTTTTGATATTGACACTAACGAAAAAGCTCGTGGTGACGAGGACGTCGAAAAGGCCGATATTGCTAAGAATTTGAAACGGGGATATAATATGGGGTTTGAGGAGGGGGAATGGTTTGGACATTATTGTTAGTGTCGATATTCAATGGGTAAAATAGTGTATTATATTATAGTTATTATAATATAATATCAGATGGTAGAAAAAACGACTAAATGGAAAATTCCCTCGAAAAAAGAATATTCCGATGACCCTATTTTTACTAAATTGTCTCAATTGAAGGGGGGTGTGAAACCACTGAATTTTACCACGGCGCCATTGCAAAGTATTTATGAGAAAATAATTGGACAAGGAACGGGCCAAGGAACGACCAAAGGAACGACCAAAGGAACGACCAAAGGAACGGGCCAAGGAACGACCCAAGATACAAAGAATCAACGAAATATTGATATATTGAAACCCATTCGAGAATTGGCAAGTACCCTATTCGGATTACCACAGAAAGACGGGTTTCAAGAGGGGGCAGACGGCGATATAGAGGAAGAAGCAGATACGGCAGGTAAAGTAATTGGAAGTATAGTGACCCCCATATTCAAATGGATGACCTGGTTTTGCGAATATGCAATAGATACTATACTTATCACTTATCCCAATTTGATTGCAAAAACGGCCACGGACATACTGTATAAATCGGGGGGGTCGACTGACAAACATGAATTCGACCTAATATACAAACATATATTGGATTTCATTGCTCTTTTATTCGCTTTTTTTGTAGTCTATAATTGGTATTTTGTAATGGTCTATAAAGACATTGAAGGAAATCGACCTAAGATTCAACGTGTCAATATCAACGAATTCTCCAGTTATAATCAAATCATTGCGTTTTTAGCTCGTTTTATCCTGGTTCCCGTCGCCGTCGTCGATTATGCATTTAATGAGGGCATGCCATATTTAATCGAAAAAATACAGGTTCCACGACTGAGTGATTCGATGAATCGCAAACTCCAATTTATGGCATTGTTGGTATTCATTATCTTATTTTTTCAGCTGGTCGGTAATAGTATTTTACTCTCGTTTTCGGATTACATGAAACAGAACAATAACTCCAGTAGCGTGGTCTCCATAATGATGTATATTGCAATGGGATTATATCTCGTTTATGCGGTTGCTTATCCCGATAATTTGATGGTGACTGGTGTAGTATTTCTACTAAATATTTTCGGCGTTATACTGCTCTTCCTTTTCTATATATTGCACGTTATTTCTTCATCGAGTTTTGCCTGGTTGGCCGGTTTGCTCATGTGCGGTTATATATTGATGATGTCGTATTTTTCAATAGCATTCTATTCGAAATTCACCTTTTTCCAGACTATCAAATACATTAATTACTATATTAGCGGAACCGATGAAGATGGTAAACCGATTGCGAAAGATGATATGTGTGCACCCGATTATCACGACGAATGCAATCCAATCACTTTAGGTGACCGTATAAAGGATATGATAAAATGGTTTATGAAAAACTGGTTCACTTATTTGTATGAAATCATTATTATTATTGTCCTTTTATTGGGTATGGCGGACTATACGGCGAATGTATCGACGGTGAGTTTGAAAGCACTCATGGTGGCATTGAATTCGTTTATTATATTTGTTGTTTTGGCGGTGATTTATTTTAGAAAGAGTATGGCCGAAGCGTCCCTGGCAAATGGTATAACTATGGAAGATATTAATGAAAGTGTGCAGGTTTGCGCGGGTGATGTGCAGCCACCCGATGAAGGTAATGCTGGTCCATCTGATGAAGGTAATGCTGGTCCATCTGATGAAGGTAATGCTGGTCCATCTGATGAAGGTAATGCTGGTCCAACCGATGAAGGTAATGCTGGTCCATCTGATGAAGGTGAAGTTGGTCCAACCGATGAAGGTGAAGTTGGTCCAACCGATGAAGGTGAAGTTGGTCCACCTAATGAAAGTCCAACAGATGAAAGTCTAGTAGAGCAAGAAGCTCCAGGTCCAGTTGAAGAAACGAATACAAACAATGTTCAAGCCGTTCAACAGCAACCCGTTCAACAACAACCCGTTCAACAACAACCCGTTCAACAACAACCCGTTCAACAACAACCCGTTCAACAGAAACAGGTTCAACAGAAACAGGTTCAACCCAAAAAAACATCGTTCAGTTCCGGAAATTATGGCCAACCTATCCTTAATACCCTTGGGTCGGTATTATTTGGAGTGTAGTAG